GAGGTGTGCCTCGATATGCGCTTGATGATTCTGTTCTGGGAAAGCTTGTAAAGGTTTGCCTCGCATAGCTTCCTGATTCTCTTTAGCCGGATTTGTAGGTTGTGGTACAGGTGGTGGAGGGAGTATGGCATCAACATTTGTAACTCCTAATGCTTCGTACATTTTTCTGTACGCTTGATACAATCCACGCTCATTGCCATGAATTTCTGGATTAGACTGGACTAACTGCAATTCTGTCTGCGCCAACGCAATGCGCTGCGACATAGAAAAAATGTTCGGGTCTGAAACAGGCAACACATCAATGCGGTCATCAAAGTCAGTTACTTTTATTTCAGGTGGGGCACCAGGCACCGCATATGGGTACATAGGCGCCATGAACTTAGCGAAAACATTAGCCAGAAGCTTGAACTCAACCTTCTGAGAGTAATGCAAGCGCTTATGAATAGCGGACATAACTTTTGTGCCGCGCTCCATGATAGCCATAGTAGTGCCTACAGGCGTTTCTCCGCCCATCTCAGCCACCTTCATGTCCGCCATAGAGGCAAACCTGCGCCCAGAGTCTACAAGCGTTCCTAGAAGCGCGTAGAGCGTCTGAGAAGGCTCTTTAAAAGGCAGGGTCATTAAGGATTGTCGGATGTCCATACCCGCAACATCAATATCGCGGAATTCACCCGGATTTAAAGGCTCATCCTCGTCACGAATACGAGCGCCACGCGCCTTGAACCCTGCTGGGAGGTTTGATAGGGTGCCAGCATCAATTAGCTGTCTTAAAAGACTGGTTGCTGCTTGAGACAAGCCACCAATCATGTGTGTAAGGCCAAAACCGTAGAAACCCAAACCGGGTAGGAATTTATAATGCACAAAATACGGCTTGGCACGGCGTAATGGGTCTGTCTGCTCATAATTACGGCGAATAGACAGAACTTTGCCGTTCTTTTCACAAATCGTTACAATATATGGAAGCTTTAGGCCAGTTTCTGTACCTTCGGCGTCCATATCTTCAAATCCTGGCAAATCCAAGTTTGTATGCACTTCGTATAACGTAATATCTTCGTTAGTTCCTGTCGGAGACATCCCCTGAACACCATCAAGAACCTCTTGAACCTCTGAATAATCTTCTTCAGAGTAGCCATCTCCTGGTAAATCAATGTCAGAATAGAAACCTGTAAGCTGAAGCTTGCGGATTTCGTTCTTATCCATCTTTACAATGTGCGTAATGCGAGAAGCAGACGCTAAATCAGTTGCATTATAAGGAACAACCAAATCTTCGGCGTGAACAAACTTAGAAACGGCTCTCTGTAACAGAGGGTCGAAGTAAATCTTCTTAAAGGTACTACCTATTAACGGTAGGTAGAATAGCATCTGGTCTAACTCAGGGTCGTATTCTTCCATTTCATAGGTAATCTGGTAATTCATGTAATTCTTTACACGGTCTGCCTGCTGAAGCTTGTCAGTAGTCTCGTCACCAATCACCTGAGTGCGAACAGGGCCTCCAGCAGGGAGCAATTCACGGTAAGCCTGCGCTTGAAACTGCGTAACAGACTCAGCAAGCAAAGGATGAACCACACCAGAAGCACCTTCAAACGGCTGTGACCGCTCTTCGTACTTCATGCCTAACAATTCAATGCCCTTCTTGTAAGTATCTTCCCAATCTTCACGAGAGGACATATCATCCTCAACATCACCCATCAAATCAGAGGCAATGGAAGTTGCCTCAGACTCATCCATAAAGTCAGCGAGATTGGCATCAAAAGGAATGTCAACTGGTACTTCTGCCATCATCATTTCTTCTGAAACATCGCCCAAGAGGACAGAGCCATCGTCCATAGTAACTTGACCTGGTTGCGCAGCTAACTCCACAATGTCAATTTGTTCTTCTGGGTTCATAGGGATGACGTTTTCACCGCCAGCACCAATACCTTTTTCAATAGCCATTTTCTACCTCTTTTATAAAAGTGCTGGGACGGGCAAAGCGGCGCGTAAGGTGGAGGGAACCCTCGCGCCAGCCAGAGCGGAAGGGCTATGCCCTAGCATTGCCAAAACCCGCCCCAACCTCATCATAGAATATCCCTTTGATTGCCCATATCAGAAGGATAATCTTCTAAGTCGCCATCTGTTTTAGGAACGCCCAATTCCCACAAATTACAAACCTGCTCCATAGAGCAAGCAAAATGGAGCTTATCGCAGTAACCCACGCCCTCTTCTAGCCCCAAGCCTTCTGAAATGCAATTAAGCATAGACGACTGCAAGTTAAAATACGAGCAAGTGCCGCAACGGGCGTTTTTGTTTTCCCAAGTTGCGGTGGTTGGCCCGTATGAATACTGGTCGATGGCAGATTGCTTGTTTTCTTCATTAACATCTTCATCTTGTGTCGCAATAGGACACACAAAGTTATCATCATCCCCATCGCCGTAGCCGGGCATCATGTCCTCGATGCTATTCATGTCGATTTCAATGCGGATGATGCCAGACATTAGAATACTCCTTTAAATTTAATTCCGCGAACAGCAGAACCACACCCACGCACTTCACCGCCGCCTTCATAACCTTCAACATCAGCAAACTTCTGAGAGCCGCTTTTAGGTAAAGGGTTAGCCAACCTAGCCGCCTTGTTAGCCAGCATTTCATCTACAATTTTTCTGGTCTTGGCTTGCTTGCGGGCTTTTCCACGCCTACCTTTACCTTTGCGGGCCTCACGCTGAACAGCGTCATCATACGCCCCAATTTCACGGCGCATTTTTTCAAGTTCAATCCGCTTTTCGTCAGCAGCTCTTTGCACATCAAATTTCATCAAAATATCCCCTTAAATTTTGTTCCGGAGATTGCAGCGCCCATGCCTTTTACAGCGCCGCCAGATGAATATTTGCGCGGCTGCTTGCTAAAATTAGGAACGCCAGCCTTCTGGTTCAGAATAGCCTTATTGTACGCATCATACTGAGCATTAGTAAGGCTAGCCACGCCCTGCGTAGTTCCCTTCGTCATAATCTGCCTCAGTGTTAATCCGTCAATCTTTTCCATTTACTTCTTCTTTCTGACAGAGCCGCCATACATCATGCCCTGCGCCTTGCGAGGAGATACTGCACCGCCTTGCGCTTTCTTTACAGGCTTCTGCTTCTTGCCACCACCTTTAACGGTAGTGTCCTTACTGTTGCCAATGCCTTCAAGATAAGAATTTAGGATGTCGCCGCCCATATCCATCGGCTTGAAGCCAATGCCGGGCTTCTTAGCTTCGCCGCCATCTTCTTTCCCAATCATCGCAAGGAAAGCTTCAGTCATGGGATTGCGTGCTTTACCTGAACGAATATCTTCCATTTCCTGTCTCAGGCGTCTATTAGTGGCTCTTTGCCGCTCAAGCTGACGCTGTTTCATCGCGTTAGCGGCAGGCTCCATTCTAAGAATGGCCTCATCAGTTGCTGACAATTTCTGATTTTTAGGCATCTTATCTTACTCCTACAAATTTGCCACCGCGCATAGCAGCGCCCATGCCACGAGAACTAGAGCCGCTTACACAACCGCCGTTATTAAATTTTCTGGGCGTGTTTCTGCCTTTAGAAGGACGGTCATTACGAGCAGCTTCTTCATCAATTCTTTCGCGCTCTTTCCTAACATTACCCAAATCTTCTAGGCTCATGTTACCTGATAAAACAAGATAACTTCCCATGTCATCCATCTGTTTTATTTTTTTATCTCTCTTTTTCTTTTCGATGTTTTCAGTGGTTGTTCTGGGCGTGTTTCTGCCTTTTTTATTATCATCTGACATCACGAAATTCCTTTAAACTTTCCGCCACGACCTTTCATTACACAGCCACCGTTTTCGTAGCCTTTAGCCATAGCCTCGCGCATCTTCTTTGAAGGCATTTCGGTGCGCTCACGACTAGCATTGCGCTCTTTGCGCTTCTTCTTGCGAATCTCTTTTACCTCTTCAGGCATAATAGGGGCAGATGGGCCGCCATTCTCCATCTTCTTAGGTCTTGAACCACAGTTAGACATTAGTAATACTCCCGCTTTCTACGAAAATCTCTATAATCTTCATCTTCATAATCAGTGGGAGTAACAATAAACCCACCCTG